TGGCGGACAGCTTCTCTTCTCCCTGCGCTTCCTGCATAATATCATGCAGAGATGCACCATAGGAGGACTCCTTCGGTGTATCTATTTCACTGGCTACGGTTTCAAACAGCACATCCAAAGGATCTACTGTTTCATTGGTGGGTTTTTCAACGGGCGGCATAAAATGTTACATCGGTTGTTGCGCAGGGGCGGCACCAAGCTGTTGAAGAAGCTTGGTCAGCACTACCTCGAGTTGTGCTACACGGGTTTCGATCTCAGATGAGTCTCCACCTGGCTGCGTTGGAGCCGAAAATGCTTCAGGGTGATCGGTCCCACCCATATCGTCCTCTCCATCAGCTAGCTTCAGGTCGATAGCCGCACCGGAAAGACGGACCATTTCATCCATGATGATGAACAGACGCTTATTTCCGAGCCGCTTCATGAGAATTTCGCTCTGGCTCATCTGACCGAGCAGCGCACCAAGTGCTTTTGCTCCCTCGATGTTGATTGCTCGCTCCGCTCCGTCGCGGGAGCTAAAAAGGTAGTCGTAAATCAACGCCCGAACGTCACCCACGCAGGTTGTTTCCAGTGGGACCGGCTTGCTTTCGTCAATCTCGACCGCCGTCAGCTCGAAGCCAGCCTTCCGAATGGTCTCAGCACGATAACGGGATGTGACCGCAACCTGCACGGGACTCGTTGAGCAGGCTACAAGCGACTCGTAACAGATTCTCTTCACCGCGGCCCTCTGTTCATCAATGGAATCACTGACAAACGACTGAATAGAGTTGGTTGTGTTGGAAATCTCCTGCGTTTCACGCGCGGAAATCGTGCGCTGGCTCACCTGCCCTACCTCATTCTGCGAAAGAATGGCGACACGATCACACAAGGAAAGGAATTCTGAGATGCCAGAGATTATTGTACCAACCTGTTGCTGCAAGTTCGCCTGGATGATCTGAACGGCCTGCACCGGGTCCTGGATCGCAAGGTCTCGATACTGAGCGCCAGAGAAAAAGAATGGCTGGGGCTTCCGAAAGATGGTGTGGTTTTCCAGCGAGGTACGGATGTACTCTTTTGTCGCATCGTCAAAAGCATCCTTGTCGATGGCCCAGATCTGAAGCGCTGCGTTTTCCAAGGCGGTTTCCAAGTTGCGAAGGAGGTTATTCACCTCGGATTGGAAAGGCATGATCTCTTGAGCGAGGCTAGCATTCTCCTCGCGATCATCGTTGCAGTTGTAACCGCAATACACAGCCGGAGTGGACGGGACGATTTCGGCTCCCATGATGGTGCCATCACAGCTTGCAGTGAATCGACCCCAGACGTTCATATCCAGCGTACCAATTCCCTCTGCTGCTGGATT